ATTATAAATAACGCTTTTACGAACACACGATAATGACTAATGATATTTCGGTCCTTGACCGACGAATACCAAAACTTATTTTTGAACTAAGCTCATTATTATTGAATAACATGGCGATAGAAGCTGCCATGTTAACCTGCCTACCCCAGGCGGGTGACACTACGTCAAGCTCTCTCCATTCGATATACTGCCCTTTATCAGTTGCAGATATATCCCAGCGATTCAAGATCGGTGGTCTTTTAGAATGGAGCGAAAACGGAGGTCTAACGTTTCTTTTAGAACGTTGGAAGGACAGTGTGGAAAAGTGCATTGTGGATGGTGTAAAGCACCAAGGTGTCGCTGGATGGGATCCAGTTGTTCGGTCGCTAGCTTTGACTCAAACTTTGGTTGAATCGATCTATATAAATACAGGTCGTCTCCCTAGTTTTGGAGCTATTGTTAGCTTTTCATTAAAGTATTTCTTTCATGCTCTCATGGGTAATATGGAAACGATATATAAATATCATTCCCTTTATTTATTTTCCCATATGATGGATCAAGATCCACCCACCCCTATCGTTTTATGTCCTGGCGAAGAGCCCGGATTTATAATCGGAGGATGGGTCGAGCGAAAGTTTAAGACTTTACGGTTGCGCCTCGACGTCGAGAAGAAATCAATAAGATATTCATTGGATGGCCCAAAAGGGTTGTCCGAAAAAGATATCACATTTATTACTTCCTTAATGGCTGTGAAGAGGGGTTGTCTCGCTTTATCTCCTGAAGCTCAGGAGGCCTTTATCACCAAGCATAAAATTAATATGCAAGGTGGGGCATACTACGAGTCTAACCCTCTTTACAAAAAAGGAGAGTTCTCTGAAGAACTCTTCGACGTTCAAGTAACCGTTTCTGAATTGACCAAATTGGTTTATCCCAAAACCCTTCAAGACCACATACCTTACTGGAGAGTGCCGACGATTAGGTCGACATTTGAGGAAAGTAGAGGAAATGGTGGTGCTCACAAGGTCTTTGGTGTTGGTGTTGAGTCTACAATTGACTCAGAGGATCAATACTATTGTGGGACTATTGGAGTGGATTCACTAAATTGTGAACCGATCTATAGTCACGGTTTTAACATTGAAACACTGAAACAAGGTTGTTTATCAGAGTTGAGTGTGGTGGAAAATTGTCATGCAAAGGTGCATAAGGTTAATGAACCGTTTAAGGTGAGGACTATTACAGCAGCAAATGCCAAGATTTATCATCTTGGTCGGCTGATACAAAAGCCCTTACACTCCTTTCTCCGGCGGAGACCTGAATTTCGTCTTATTGGCGAATCAGTCTCTGCTGAGGTGATTGAAGATGTATATAAAGGTTCCCTTATTTGCGATAACCTGACATTTGAGGAACGTTATTCTCTTGGTAAGAGATCTCGTGGAAGAAGAGCAGAAGAGCTCCTGACCTGTTTTACATTTATACAGGCAGCAGATTTCTCTGATGCTACTGATGCAATGCATCCCAGTCTTCCTAAGATCTTTATTGAGACGTTGTTCCTAAGTGGAAAAATTGACGATACGTGGAGAAGAGTCCTGGAGCTTACGCTCGGCCCTCACGTGTTACACTATACCGACATTGAAATTTTGCAGTGTTGGGGACAATTGATGGGATCCCCTGATAGCTTCCCGGTTTTAAACGTTGTTAACGCGTCCATATTTTGGGCGAGTGTCAATGAATATTACGGAAAGTTTATGCAGTGGGATTGGATTGTTCGGACCTGGCGTTGTCTCTTTAATGGAGATGATGCCAGTTTCCTGAGTAACCCAAAACATATGGCTATATGGACCCGGCGTGCTATTGCAGCCGGAATGCGTCCAAGCCCAGGTAAGAATTATTCTTTGGTCAACATGATTCAAATTAATTCCCAGAATTATTCTGTGGATTACTCTGAACCTTGTTGGGCAGACGATGGTGCTCGAACCATTACTGGAGTTCGGGATCTCTTTATTTTAAATGCAGGTTTACTGCATTGTCAAGCTAAAGTGATCTCTGATACTCGTAATGAAGGAGCCCGTAGACGGCCTGAAAATGTTCAACCCGTAACTGACCAGTATGCTGAGTTAGTGAGTGCTTGTCCTGAAGATGTGGTGGAGAGGATTCTCCCAGTCTTCAAGAGGTATGTTGAACCGAAACTTCGCGACAACCCTAGGAGTTGGTGGTTACCAACTTCTTTGGGTGGCCTGGGATTACCGTTTCGGAACCCTAAAATGGGTGGTTATTTGATAACCAAGCCTCAGGGTGTATTTGCAAAAGCTCTAATGAGCGATTGTCTCCTGGATCCCATCCGGGAGGGCACAGAGAAGGCCCACTTTGTGACTGAAAGTAACAGGTATCTAAATTCTCTTTTAGGGAAATTATCTGTGAAGAAAATTCCTGGACGTCTGGTCCGTAGCGTTGCTACGGACGTCCTTGAAGAAAATAATACACCCGTTTATCCATCACCATCTTTAGCCCATTGTTTTATTGGGGCGGAGGTAAAAGGTGATCGGTTCTGCCCGAACAAACGGAACTGGAAGTTCCGCAGTGTAGCAGATAGGCTCGTTCGGAAGGGAAAACCCTCCTTAACAAACCGGGATTGTTGGAATCTCCTAGATGGCATATACAAGTATATACCCGGAGGACTCTCGCAACCCGTATCCGTTTCGACTCTTTACGCACCTGGCGTTTATTCTCTCGACGAAGATATAAGATATCTCGACTAGATGAACGCTTCCCAACAGAAC